AACTCGTTCCCGGTCTATCGCCACAAACGCTATTAAATCGCAATGACCCCTAGTCAGCGGTCTTTTGTTGCCACCGTATGCCAGCGAGAACTGGTAACCGTTTTTATTGCCGTGTCTTTTAAACTGACTGGATTTCACTTGGATCCGGATGAGCCCGTGTTCTGTCTGAGCTACGATGTCGGTAGTATCCATGTGCACGATCTCGCAGGCCACACCCATCTTCATGAGACGGACCATACAGACCAACTCCCCGATCTTGCCTGCATTCACTGCTTTGTACATCTTTTAAAATTTTACATATAATTATTTGCATTAAAACATCTTTTATGCCCATTTTAACCTTGCATTTCCCATACAATCGTATATAAAGAGCTTTGTAGAGCCCCCAAGCTTTACAGTTCCCGTAGTGCCCCCAGAGTTTCGGCTCTGGGGGTTTTCTTATTGACAACATGTTGTCATTGATGTATATAGGACAAATCTTATCTAGCTACGGGAGATTGTTATGAGAGAATTACCATTTGACCATGAGCCTAGTTTAGATCATTGGGCAAAATGTATTGCCAATGATGATATAGCCACCGGCTACCACACAAACTGGGATTATGCTTATGAACAGGCATGGCATCAGCTTGAGGCTGAGTACAACTACACGGCTCGTAAAAATGACAGTTGAGTATTTACCAGTCGAGGGCTGTGAAGAGTGCGAATTCTTCGGTACGGCCTGTCCTGAGTGTATTATGTATGGGGAGACATCAGTGAATAAATCGGATATGATTATGGATAAAGCCCGGGAAATGGACTGGGAAACGGCGTTGAGGCTGGTCAATACAGCCGTCGATCTCCACGCTTCACGGACCGCGGCCCACGGACAATTCAGCCCCGAAGCTGTAGAAAAGTCCGCTGAAATTCAAGCCGCTTGGATAAGGATACAGCGCGGATGAAAACCCTTGAAGAACAATTTGATTATGCAGGCAACTGTATGAACGAGCTTCTGGATCAGCTTAATGATGATGAAGATCTCAACGCTGGTGCCGTGCTTGGCGGTGCGCTGACCGCGCTCGTGTTTCGTATCATCGTGTCGTCCCCCGACTCATCAACCGCCATTGGCATGATTACAACAGCCATGGCCAGCGGTGCGCGGATCGCGGCTGAGTACGAAGAATTTGAAGAAGAAGATGACGACGGCATCCGCCATTGACATCTTTTTATTTAACCTGTATATGGGATAACTCGTATACTTAACTATGGAGAACTAAATGGGTAGACCAAAAAATTATGAGAACATGACGCATGAAGAGCGTATAGAATATCATGTAAAGCAACGCGGGCAAGAGGCCATGGTGCGCGAAGCTCTGCTATTCCAGATAAAGGACAAGTATCCGTCCATGCTTGAAGCGGTGGACAATTTGTCAAAAGCCGCTGACAGGATTGGCGATAGCCTGCAATGGGAAGGCCCACAGTTTGTCACTTGTGAAGAAATGCACAAGCTCATCGACAACAAAAATATCGTGCGTAACCTGTTCCACCTTGATGTCGAGGAGCAGGGATGAAGTATCTATTGATCATGGTCACCATGACCAGCTTCAATGGCGGTACGGTCAACGTGATTAGCACTCACGACACTATCAGTAAGTGTCACGTTGCGTTGACCCAGTATGGCTTTGATAACCCAGACGCACAGACCTACTGTCTGGTGACAGAGCCCGGCGTAGATTGGAAGCTGGGATGAGCGTCCCTAGTCGCGAAACCCTAGTGCGTGACCTTCGTATCTTGGAGGTCACGCCTAAATATGACAGACTTGGACGTGTAATACGTTACAACCGTCATCGTAAATCGGGGAGATTTGCAAGTGGAAAAACCAAAGATAGTCGAAACACCGGACGGTAGCATAACCGCCGCCGGGTGTTACCAGCTTTGTAAATACTGGGCTGCGGAAGATGAGTTCGATGGAAAGCACGAGGACGCCAAATACTGGGTCGAACTCGGTGAAACATTTCTAAAGACACTGCAATATAGTCTGTGCGGCTGGGCTCGACACCCGCGGATCACGGATCGGTTACGCAAAGAAAAGTGGAAGCTGATACCTTGGGAAGAACGCATGAACCACGTCCCGCGGGGACAGTTCTGAAAAAACAAAAAACCCCAGCCGCGAAGCTGGGGTTTCTTTTACAGGTTTTTAGCGAACCGACGTTTGGCAACGTGCCACGCACCACGGCTCTCTACAAAATGGTCGCAATGCCAGCCTGCTTCTTGGATATATTTTCCGTCTTCCGTGTCTTGGATATATGTCCACAACTTAGAGACGGGTCTATCTTTTTTGAGCGAGAACTGTTTGGTGTACCATTCCGAGCATTGTAGGAACAAGCTGGGCACTTTGTATGACTTGACCATGGTGCCTTGAAACAGACCATGCACCTGATCGTCGATGTCATAGATAAGCACCGGAATCAGTCTTAGAGATATGTCATCTTTTAATCTTTTCCCAAGATAGTTCCGGCGCAGCTTGTGGAACTTTTCGTCTGGCTTGAAGCACACCCGGCGCACCTCCAGAATATCTTTTCTGTTAGGCCGTCCACACGGGTTGCCTACTATGGCCACCCCCAGCAACTCGCGATGCTTTAACGCTATGTGATGCTCGTACAGCGCATAGCAAAATGCGATATGCAAATCAGGTAGGGGGTCGTTGTGCCGATGCCATTTTCCAACCGCCCGGTTGGCCACCGCATTACTAATTGGTTTTATCATTAGCATGATAAAATTCTCCCGTAGTTATTAACTTGTCAAACAGCGAAGCTCTAAGCTTGGTCTCATTATATCACGGCATTATTCATAGTTGACGTGACGGGCATAAAAAAGTTTGTCAGCTAGATAGAGCTGTAGTCTTAGATGGGAGTATAACATAATATCCCATAAAAGTCAATGCGACATATTGTCACAGTACAAAACAAGAACACTCTAGCTGGAGTGTCAAATATTTGACGCATACAATCGCATACCCCGTAGAACTTTTAAAAATTTCTGCTTGACATGTATGGGATAGTATGCTATAGTATAAGAACAATAAGAAGTGGGCAAACCCACCGACGCTATTTCTAATCGTGAACTGTAAAGGAGGGTCTCATGTCAGAGACAACCAAAGACTGGGTGTTGCCAAACGGCTTCACTTATATTGCTTCAACCGCTGGCTGGTACGGCTCATGGGCAAAGGCCGCCGATCCGGTGACCGCAGCCCGGAACGCCGCCAGATACGCGGGCAGCGGCTACCCCCATTTCGTTTCTATCTGGTACGCACCAGACGAAACAACCCATGTAAATGAAATGGGCGGCCTGTCCTACGCTCCGGAAAGCGCGGACAAAATGGTGGCCGTCGGCTTCTTTGAGGTCGGCAAAAACAGCATCAAGCCGTCAAAAGACGATAGGTGTACACACCTTGAGTTTGTCGAAGAATGGTTGCGTTACTTCGATAGGTCGAACCAAAGATGTCTGAAAAAGCAATAAAAACAACAGACTACGGAGCGCGGATCACGGTTCGCGCTTCTTTTTTGCCCAAAGTAACGCTAGTAACGGTATCTACTATATAGGGGAGAAATTAAAAAAAAAATATTTTTTATTAAAATAGGTGTTACAGGTGTTACAGCGTTACACTAGGGTATAAACTACTGTTATATATACAATACCTTGTAACACTAGTACCGTAACACCTTAAATCAAAGGTGTTACACTAAGTTAAACCCAAAATCGGCCTTAATGCGATCTGAGCGCGTTTTTTATAAAAATATTTTTTGACCCTATATAGGTAGTTCCTGTATAAAATATGGGACGTGACCTTATTAACGGTGAAATCTTATGTCAACAAAAGCGGCGTCTAAAGTAACAGGTAAACCTCGGGATCGGCGCGGCAGGCCGCCTGCCACCGTTGAACAGCCCCTGACCCGGAAGCAAGAGCTTTTTGTCCGTGAGCTTGTCAGCAAAGACGGTCAGATAACTCTGAGAGAAGCGGCGATCAATGCCGGGTATGCGGTAACATCTGCACATAGCCGGGCATACGAGTTAACCAATCCACATATTTCGCCGCACGTTGTTGCCGCCATACAAGCCTATCGCCGGGAACTGGATGAAAAGTACGGCGTCACATACCAGCGTCATCTACGGGATTTGCAGGACATTCGGGATATCGCTTTGCAGAATGGTGCGTATAGCGCGGCTGTACAAGCTGAGTATCGCCGGGGACAAGCGCAGGGGGACATATACGTCAACAAATCAGAAATCCGTCACGGCTCTATTGATAGCATGAGCAAAGAAGACGTTCTGAAAGCCCTAGAGGAAATAAAGCAAAGTTATGCCCCGGTCACAATCAACGTCACCCCCGAAGAAAAAGATAACCCCGACAATCGCGATAAAGCGCGAGGCAGGCTTTTACAAGCAAGTGAAAGAAGCAGCGCAGAGGTCGAGCCGGAAACTATTACTGACCCGGATTGAAAATTATGTGGGAGCCGGGATACCTGATCTTCTTATCTGTGATGAGCGGGGCAGCTTTCATTTTGTTGAACTTAAATTTCTGACAGGCAATGCCGTCACACTACAGCCGTCACAAGTGGCGTGGTTAACTCGGCACCACCATAGCAGCAGTTGGATATTGATTAAGCGTCAGACTAAACCCACCGAACCGGCCGAGTGTCTTTTGTATCCAGCCAGCGCGGCGGTTGATCTAAAAATGGACGGCATCACGAAAGTCGAACCCTTGTTCCGCTGCGAACAGCCGTTTCACTGGGACACCATATTTGAATTGACATGTCCTACATAATCGCATATATGGAAGGCATCGTTAATCAACTACGGGAGTTTAAAACGATGCCGCAGCATACTTTTGAAATTACTGAAACGATGACCTATAGGTTATCTTTTGAGTTGTCCGAAAATTTATCGAATGAACAAGTGTGGTCGAAGGCTCAAGAAATTTGGGACGGCATGACCCACGAGGAAATATTGGCTTGTTCAACCGGCTTGACCGATCAACAATTTGATGAGGTAAACGATGTTTGATCCAAATAAAGAATATACGATTGCAGCTTATGATTTGTCTTTTATGGTGATCGGCGAGGACGATAACGTGTTGTCTCATCCTGACGGCCAAATAATGCAGTTTAGTATTCCAAATTATGATTTGTCTTATTTGGCAGATGGTGCGGATGTTGATCAACTTGTTTTACGCCCGCCGGAGCCGGACTATTTAAAGCAAGCCTTGTCGCATCTCGCAATTATTTGCGATCACGCTAATGAAGATTGTCCGGAAGAGTATCGCACAAAATGGTTTAACCCTGCTTTGGAAGAGGCTTATTCTTTTCTTAATAAAATGAGCGAGGTTTCGGCATGATCGACGTTAAGAGAAAAATTCATATTGATCTGGTGGCCTTGTATGATCTGGCCTACCAGAACGATCTGCCCGAAATATGCGAGGCGTTATCTAATGTTGAGCATATAGTTTGGGAAATGCGCCGTCGTGATGATAAAGAAGAGGTGGCGGCATGAAAAAATATAATAGCGTTTTGTGCGTCTCTTTTTCGGTAGATCACGACGACGAAAACGGGGCGGATTTAACCCCTGCTGATGTTCGCGCCGCATTTGATAACCGGTTGTCATCTATGACCGATCAAGAGTTATGGGAAAGTGTCGGCGGTGGCGCGTATCTCGACGACACTATTGAAAACTAAAACGGGAGTAAAAGCTTAATGTTTATATTCAGTATTATTGGCCGTTTGCTTTACGGCGACGACTGGGAAAAGCACACGCAAAAAAGAACGCGATATGTGAAACGTCGCCGACGATAACAAACAACCCCGCCTTAACCGGCGGGGTTTTCTTTTGTCCCGAGATAGAAATTTTAAAAAATACCGCTTGCATTATACGGGCTTTTATGAGACAACCCCCATAGGCCATATTTACCGGGGCGTCGGCCAGCCCCATAATTACGGGAAAAATGAAAATGACACATACAATTGAAAATGGAAAAAACACTCTGTCACGTTTGCTGGAAAAAGTTCGCGACGACTCTGCCCGGAAAGAAGATTATATCGCACCGACGCATGATTTGCAGAAAACCACCGACGATCAGGGCAACCCGCAAATCGTAATTGAACAGCGGGGCGGGGTTCCGACTAAACTTTTCAATGTTAACGATGTGGCATTCGGTCAAATCGCTGGCCATGCCGGGATTGACGTTAGAACCGCCCGGCGGTTGCAGTCTGGTTATTCGGCCGAGTTCGACGGGCTGATCAATGCTATCTGGCAAAAAGAACCGGCGGTTCGTATGTTACGCACCCATGCCGGGCTGGCTTTAACCGACGGCGGCGTCGGTACGTTGCGGGCGTTTGTCTCAGACAAGTTTAAAACTTTTGATCACGTCAACCTGTTACAGTCGGCTTTGCCGCAATTAATGGACAGTGACGCCCGGTTTCAGGTTGTTAATGCCGAGGTCACCGACAAGCGGTTATACCTTCGCTTAAAATCGTTGGTGCATACCGGGGACGGCGCGGGCGTCGGTGACGTTATGGCAAACGGCATCGGCTTGCAAAATTCGGAAGTTGGCGCGGGTTCGGTTTCTGTTTATCAGATCGCATGGACGCTGGCCTGTCTAAATGGAATGCAAACCCAAAATAAAACTCGGTCATCACATATCACTAGCGGCCGGGACGCCGACGATTGGGGCTTGCTATCGGATCAGGCAAAAGACGCCGACAACCGCGCCCTTGAATTGAAAATCCGTGACCTTGTCCGGGTGTATTCAAGCCGGGATGCATTCGACGACGTGTTGCAGAAAATGCGTGACGCGGCGGCCGACGTGATCGACGGCGACGCGGTTGATAAAACCGACGTTGTTTCAAATCTCGGCGCGGTCATGAAGTTGACCAAAAAAGAGACCGACGACGTTTTGAACGGGCTTTTGGATACCATCGGCCAGTCTGGATATGAGCGCGAAAAGCCGTTGTCCCGGGCGACGCTAGTCAACGCGGTGACCGCCGTATCACACAAGGCCGACGCCGACGACGTTGACATGTGGCAACAACGCGGCGGCCAGCTATTGGATATGCGCCCGGCCGACTGGCAGCGCGTCGCGGTTGCGGCATAATCCCGCCCCATATAACGACGACAAGCCCCGCCCTAATCGGCGGGGTTTTTTATTGGCTTGCATTATATGCGAGATTATGAGATAAGGCGGAAAGTTTTAAATTTTCTGGAAAGGTCAAAACATGTTGAAAACAACCGCTATCAGTACTGCAAAAAAAACCGCCGGTTGCGCTGTTACCTACCGCGCTGGAACCGGCGACAAGTTTGCCACCTGCCCGGCCACATGCGGCTTGAACCCGAGCGGCCGGGGTTGCGCCGAGATCGACGCGCCCTATCTTGACGCCTTGGCCGATGCCGTGCCGCGTCGCGGGGTTTCTTTTACCTATTCTCATTTTGACCCGCTCTTTTGGGCGCATAAACTGGCCGCCGGTAAAACTGTCATAAACTATAGCGCGGACAGTTTAAACGACGCATATTCGGCTTTCGGGTGGGGATATCCCGTTGTGACTGTCACCCCGGAAAACTATTTTAAGAACGGCAAGTGGGATAAACTGGCCGACGTGCGGCTTGTTAGATGCCCGGCCGAATATAACAGCGCGGTGACGTGCAACA